AGCAATAAAAGTAATTAAAGCAGAAGAAGCATTAGAAAACGATTATGATAGATTAACTCCGGATGGAATTTATAAAGCTATTTTAATAACGACAGGCGATAGGGCAAAAGCGGATTATGAACGAAGCAAACAAATACTGAAACAAAGTAGACCAAAATGAAAAAAAATATAATAACCAGATTGATTGATTTTTTTACCTTAAAAAATAACAATGAAAAAAAATCAATTTTAACTGATAGAATTATAGAAGGCTATAGGCCAACCATGCCAGGCGCTGGATTTTGGGGAGAATCGGGCACGCCAGATTTAGGACGAATGCTATCAGATGTTGAGCCAATGTTAGCGCATCCAAGAATATATCATTGTAGCCAATATTTTAAGAGCGGCATTGCATCGGCTAAATTTGAAATTGTTTCGCAATCGTCTGAACAAGTTGGAAAGTTTGCGCTTGAGGAAGCTCAACGATTTTGGTCTAAATTTCTTGGAGCGGTTCAGCTTTCTTACGAGTACGGTAGAGGCGGAGCAGAATTAATATATGAAATAGAAAACGGTTTAATGAGATTAGCTTGCTTAGAGCCGTTTTGCGGGCTTGACGTTATTCCTTTAGTAAACAGCAAAACAAATAAATACATAGGGATTAGAATTAAAGGAACGACAACAGGAGGATATAAAGGTGATTTACCTGGTCCAACTAGCAACACTCCAGGTAAAGCATGGTATCATGCACACAATAAACGATATTCTCGATGGTTTGGAACTCCTCAAAATTACGGCGCATGGAGACCGTGGCGACGATTAGCGGGAAAAGATGGTGCTGAAGATATTGTTGATGGTGGGATTTATCGTTTCGCATTTGCGCCACCTATTGGTCGATACCCTCCTGATGATCAAGCGCCTAGCAATGTCGATGGTGTGTATCTTTCTAATCGCGACAAAATGCGACAAATGCTAGAGAATTTGAAATCTGGAGGAGTCGTCGCTATGTCTTCGCTAAAGGATGAAGGAAGCTATCGTTGGGATGTCCATTTCCCAACTAATTCAATAGACGTTGCCGGACTAATCGCATATACAAACGATTTAGAAAAAGCTATATCGTTAGGTTGTGGAGTACCACCGGAACTAATCGAAGCAAGTGAAGTAGGATCGGGATATAGCGGAAGAGCTATTCCATTGGAAGCATTTTATCTACAACAACAAACATTAGCGGAAAATTTGTTGCAATCATGGTATACACAAATTGGAAAGCCGTTAATATCTTGGAATTTTGGTCCTAATAATTTTGTACAAATTAGAGTTTTGGATTTATTAAAAACAAGAATTGACGCAAGACAACAAACTACACAACAACAATCACAACAACCACCTATTAATAATTTATCCAGGTTTATAAATCAATGAGTGATTTATATACAAACGCTACAGAAATGGCTTATCAATTGGCTCTTGCTTCTTTATCTGATGCAAGAGAAAAAACAATCGAAGATATTAAATTAGCTGCATATTTAGGAGATTGGGCAAGTGTTTTGAGATCTATTGATAATTTAACTTCAGATATTATAGAACAAGCCAGAGAGCCATTGATAGCAGCTCTTTTAGTTGGCGCTTCTCAGGTAGCAAAAAATCTACCTGTTAGCGAATCTATACCAGCGTTGCCGTTGCAACAATCAGAATTAAATATATTAATAGATCAACAATTAAGCCAATTACCTGAAGAATTGCAAATACAATATGCGGCCGCATTGGGAAGGACAACAGGACGAATAGCAAGGCCAACGGAATTACCATTAATACAACAATCGTTAAAAGTGTTGGAAGAAAAAAACTTAGTTTCATATTCAACATATCAGACAATGGATCAACAAGCTAAAGAAACGGCTATTGTTGTTGCTGGAGTTGTTAGAGAGGAATACTTGCAAAATCTTAGGCCATTAATCGAGGCGCAGATACAAGCTCCATCACTGCAATCTTTTCAACAACAATTAATAGATAATAATTTAATGCATACAATAGAAGGAAATCATATAGAAACAGCATTTAGAACAACAATTCAGCAGTTGTATTCTCAAGGAATGGAAAACATGTTGGCAGATCCGATAGTCGGTGATGCATTTCCTTATATTGAAAGATTACAGATTCAAGATAGCAGATTATCAGAAGTATGTGAATTAGCCAGCATATCTGGAATAGATGGAACCGGAATATATTTAAGAAGTGATCCGGTTTGGAATCTGGTTAAACCACCTAGCCATTACAATTGCAGATGTGGACAAAATCCATTAACTGAAAGCATGGCAAAACGAAAAGGAATAACTAGGGGATACAATGTAAATTTATCTCCAAAATTGGCAGAATTGTTGCGAAAAGGTGGGTTGAGATGACAGTTTTGATAAATAACCAACCCTGTTTAGATCCTTCGGCATTAGCGCGTTCATGCCGTTCTATTGGTTTAAGTGTAGATTGGTTACCAAAAGTAAATAAATATAATTGTCCTTATGGCCATGTTCCGGGTGAGGCCAATATATTAATATCAAAAAATACTTTAGATATTATTGATAGTTCAAAATATCTAAACGGTAAATATAATTTACAATTTTCAACATATTTGAACAATGATTCATATTATTCAATAACAATTAAAAATCTTATATCTATCAATTGTCAATGTTTAACTCCTGGCGCATCGCAAAGCAATTCAGCTTATTTAATGACACTAAATGATAAAAGATTAATTGATAATAAAAAACTAATAGATGTAGCGTTTAACGTTAGGCATAAATTTACCAATGAAGAATTGATACAATCAAAAACATGGCAAGAATGTATAGACTATGTTTGGAATGAAATTAATTTATCAGGTGATTCTTTACTTCCTATAAATCCTGAAGGATTGCCAACAGATTTAGAATATTGGAATACTTCAGGTATTTTTGCATTGTCAGATATTTTATCTAAAATTAATTGCCGATTGTGTTACAATCCAACAACAGAAGAATACACAATAAAACTAGCGGCCGCAAATGATGACGATTACAATAACGCAATAAATAAATATAACAAGTTAAAAATATGGGACGATTACACTAGAATTAGTTCTAAGGGATTAGTTCCAAAATATGTTAGAATTGTATTCTCTAAATTGCCACATATTAGAGGGCAAAATTCTCCTTATTATACAATAGATTTATCTGATTATTTATCAGGATCAAGATTATGGCCGGACGATTCTCCTGAAGGAATAATAACAATTTACGACGATACTCCAGCATTGTATAATGCTGATGGAAGCGGGCCAAACAATTTAGACAAATTACAATTAAAAGCAACAGAAAGAGCAAAGCTATATTTTGATGATTTAGCTAATAGAATTGATGATGCTTATTTAGTTTATGCAGCGCCTATAAACGATATTGGTTTTATTCCTAATTCGCAAGTTACATCTGTTGAGTGGTCAGATTCAGGAAATGATTTACCGATACCTGGAAGAGGAACAATAACCACTATTTACAGAAATGGAAAACCGCCAACGACGTTGGGTATGGATAGAGAAATTGATCCATTAACGGAAATCGTTCGTCTTACTGGACAAAAAAACGGAATTTATTTTGATGCTTTTATTCAGCGTTGGGATGATATTCAAAAACAATGGAAAGATCGAGAAAGAATCTGGGTTATTGATGCAGGGAGTGTTTAGAAACAATGGCTACGGCACAACCTAGGGCATTGGCTAGATTAGTTGGATATTCCGATAGAAAAATATATTCTACTATTTGTCCCGAAATGCAAGGAAAGCAATTAGCCAGACTAGTAGGCGCAAATGATAGAAAAATTTTTTCATTATCTTCAAGCATAATAAAAAATATAGGAAGGTTAGTTGGATCAACAGATAGAAAAATTTACGCTATAGCAAATTGCATAGGCTCTAGTAGCGGTTCTGGCAGCGGTTCCGGTAGTGGTAGTGGTTCGGGTAGCGCTAGCGGTTCGATTGCAAGCGAAAGTATTCCAGCTGGAAGCATACCAATTAGTCCTAGCGTTTCTGCGAGTGGTTCCGGTAGTGGTAGCGGATCGGGTAGTGGTAGTGGTTCTGCTAGTAGTTTGATTGAAATAGGAAGCATTGCAAGCGGAATTGAACCAATTAGTTTTAGCGTTTCTTTAAGTGGTTCCGGTAGTGGTTCTGGTAGCGGTTCAGCTGGTAGCGGCTCGATTGCAAGCGGAAGTATTCCAGCGGGAAGCGTGCCAATCGTTGCCGGTTGTTGCGGATTGAATTTATCTACTTTGTCCGTTACGTTTGGAGGAGCATTGGCGTCCGTTGGAACCGTTGTTATTAATTATCAAGGAATAGATGACTATAGTGCATCTATTCAACCGCCATCGGCTTGTGGTCCAACAGGAATAACTTTTCAATGTATTGAAATAGATGGAGTTTTTCAATATGTTTTTGGGTTGGTTACTTTTGCTATTGGCTATGATCCTTGGATAGGTGAATTAAAATCTTGCAATCCTTTTTTATGGGAAGGCAGCACAACAAACGCCGGTTTTCCTTGTCCTGGAGCCGCTACGGTAACAATAACGGAATAGCAAAAAATGCCTAGGCCATGTTATAACGATCATAATTTTAATCCTGCAAATTGCAGAATATGCGCATGGTGTTTAGATAAAACTCCAAAAGGAGAAGCATATAGAAAATTATGGAATGAAGAAATAAAAATAGAAAAACCAAAATTGCCTAAAGGGATTCCGCATTGTATAACATGCGTAGAAAAGAAAAAACAGAAAGCAAATAATATGCAAGAAATAAATTCAACAATGCCTCCTCAAGAAGTGGCAAGCATTATTAAAAAACGTTCTCCCGGAAATTGGCCAAACGATTGGGCAAAATGGGACAATGTTCGAGATGCTTTCATTATTTTAATGAAGCAAGAAATAGAAAAAGAGCCTAGGCCGATGCCTGGAATTGGAACAGGAACGCGAGGAATTGTTGTAAGTGTTTCTGCTAAACCTGGGTTTAGTTCAGGTAAAAATCTTCCGCATGGCTATTTTCCTGGGGCGTATGTTTTAGTTAAAGAATTACGACGTTTAGGATGCAAATTGCCAATAACTTTTGCACATTTAGGAGCGTTGGAATGGGATATTAATTTAACTCGACTGATGAAACCATATGATGTAAATGTGATTGATTTAAGAGAAATAGAAAAAAATGACAATAGAAGGCCAAGAATTTTAGCGGGTTGGGAATCAAAAGTTTATGCGTCTATTCATGCACCATACGAACAAATTTTATATTTAGATGCCGACATTAACCCAATAATTGATCCTACCTATATTTTAGACTCTTCCCAATTCAAACAAGTTAAAGCTATTTTTTGGCCGGATGTACCGCCATACGATCGCGCTGAATGGCTTCCGGAATGTGTTTGGAAAAATGTCGGCCTAGATTATCGCGACGAAGTAGATTTTGAATCAGGACAATTTGCAATTGATAAAAAAGCTAGGCAAAAAGAATTATCGCTAACAATGTTTTTTAATGAGTATAGTGATTATTATTATCAATTTGTATTCGGTGATAAATCTACTTATCATTTAGCATGGTCCGTTTTAGGAACTCACTACGCGATTCCTAGGCATGGGCCAGGCGGGAACGATGCTTCCTTATATCAATATGATTTCTCTAACAATCTTTTATTCCAGCATTTAACCAGAAATAAACCGAGTTTATCTGGCTATCCTTCCCCTGGAGCCGTTCTAAAACGCGACGAATGCGAAAAACATTTAGAAGAGCTTAGAAATAAATGGAATGGCAAGTTATGGCATCAAATAGAACCGACAGAAATAGAAAAACAATGGAAAAAACAATTAGAGGGTATGATTTTTTTATACGAACGAAAAGGATTAGGGAAAAGAGAAATTAGATTTTTAGAAGATAATCGAATCGGACGCGGGGCCGATAAATGCGAGTTTAGTTGGAATATATGGGAAAAAGATAAAAAACCGTTTTTGGTTATTTCTTCTATAGAAGGAAAGCCTACTTTTACCGCTATTCCAGAAAATAACAATTTCAATTCTATTTTTGATATAAATAATTGGGCGGGTAAATGGTTAGAATATGAACAATGTGAAATAACACTAAAAAGAAAAGAAATAACATGAATAACGATTTATATTTTAGGGAAAAAACATGGGATAAAAACATATGGAAAAGTGTAGTTGAACACGATGAATATGGATTAAACAATTATAATATAACACAACACACAACAGCAATTGACATTGGAGCGCACATTGGAGGATTTACTTATTATGCTCTTGATAGAGGAATAGGAAAAATAATATCATGCGAGCCATCTATAGAAAATTTTCATTTATTACAACATAACATTCATCAAGTTTGTCGCGCTTCAGATAGAGCGTTATTAATTCCTTGCGCAGTTGGCGGAAGTAAAATTGATTCTAAAAGTATTGCAGCATATGCAGACGTTGGAACAAATACAGGTGGAGGAAATACACTCGGAACTAATGGACAACCGGTTTTAGTTCTTGGATTAGATGCAATTATAGATTTAATGATTACATGGTCAAAAAAATCTTTTATAGATATTATGAAAATTGATTGCGAAGGTTCTGAATATCAAATATTATTTGAATCAAATCTGTTTACAAAAATAAAATACATAGTCGGAGAATTTCACAATTTAGATGACATCTGTAATATACATTCATTAAGTAAATATCTTGGATATAATTATTCTGTAAAATTTGAAGAAAAAAAAGACATAGGGAGGTTTTCAGCTTTATTAAATAATATATAGTGTTAATAGTGTTTTTTTATTAACGCTATAAGGATATTCAAATGAGAGAATCTATTGTCATTATTTTTGGCTACGCTAGTTTGTCTCTTTTTTCGCAATCGACTACAACACCAGATCCAACCGTTGGAGCAATTTCAAGTTTAATTAATTTTGGAGGCGTTGGAGTTTTAGCATTTGTTTTGTGGCGGATTCAATCTCAAGCACGAGACGACGCACGAGAAGACAGGGCCAAGGATCGGGAATTGTGGGAACGGCATTTAACTATAGCATTAAAACAAAGCGAAGAAAGGCACGAGGCTATTGTTGAGGCTATTGAAAAATTAAATAAAGCAATTGAATCAAATAAATGTCAGGGAATGCTAACTAAAAAAACAAACATAGGTTAAATCATGAAAAAAATAATTTTTTTATTTTTATTGTGTTCAATTTGTTTTGCACAATCTCCAGAAAAACCAATTCCGTTGGTTATCGAAGGAGAAACGATTGTTGTTGTAAAAAGTTTTCCATTTAAGATTATTGCATTACCTGGAGCAGATTTTTATTCATGGAGTATTCCAGATACGTTAAAATCATCATCACTAGATAACATAACAACAATAACAAATGGACAGAAAGGAAGTTACAAAATATCAGTAACTTCTATAACAATAGATATTGATTTTGAATCTAAAAAGAAAAAAATAATAAAAACCAATCAAGAAATAGAAGTAAACATTGGAGAAGTAAAACCGCCAGAACCGCCAGCGCCACCGGTTCCAATTGATCCGATGGTAAAATCTTTTAAGGATGCTTTTTTAGTATCTTCTGGAACAGATTCATCTAAGCGAGAAAATGTAAAAAAGTTATCGGCTCTTTACGATCAAGCAGTTAATTTACTTGATCAACCTACTATTAAAACTGCTGGAGATTTAAGCAAAGCTCTAGCAAATATGCATTCCGTTATGATTTCAATTGATGCTATCAAACCTGTGCGCGTTGCTATATCTCAAGAATTATTAAAAGTGCTTCCTACTAATTCAGCTGAACCGTATGGGGATTCTCCAAGAATTAAAAGTTTATTTTTGAAAATATCTAAATCTTTATTGGAGTCTATACAATGACAACATACGAAACGGGATGGATAAATGATCCTGAAGCAGTTAAAAATTCAATGATTAGAATTATGGCCAATCAAGGCCCGAATTCTAAACCGCGATTCTGGCAAACTCCAGCGTATGGAAGAGGAACGGATGATACTGTTTGCTTGTGGGAAGCGGAGCGAAAAATTTTTGGATCCGTTCAAAATTCATGGGACCAAGGAAAAGTTGGCACTTGCGTTTCTTTTGGATATGGTAGAGGATGCAATGATTGCTTGTTACTTTCAGCGGCTAGAGGAGATATAGATAAACCGGAATCAGCCGTTGCAACGGAACCAATTTACGCCGGGAGCAGGGTAGAAGTAGGTAAAGGGCAAATAACTGGAGATGGTTCAGTGGGTGCCTGGGCTGCCGAATGGTTGCAAAAATGGGGTGTCTTGCTTAGAAAGAAATATAATTCTTATGATCTAACTTCATATAGTGAAAGCAAATCAAGAGAATGGGGACGAAGTGGAGTACCAAACGAATTGGAAAATTTAGCGAAACAATTTCCGGTTAAAACGGTAACAGCTTGTAATACGTTTGCGGAAGCATGGGACGCAATTGGTTCGGGTTATCCTGTAGCGGTTTGTTCTAATCAGGGTTTTACTACTTCTCTTGATTCGGATGGATTTTGCAGCGCTCAAGGAAATTGGGGCCATTGCATGTTATTTAGAGGAAGGGTGATAGCTAAAAAAGGATCAAGGAACGTTAGAGCTTTAATATGTCAAAATTCATGGGGAAATTATTTGAACTCGAACGGTTCTTTTGTAGATTCTTCTGGAAAAACTTACGAACTTCCCGAAGGGTCTTTTTGCGTTGAAGAATCAACAGCGCATAGAATGTTGTCGCAAGACGACTCGCATGCATTGTCAGACGTTCAAGGATTTCCGAAACGAGAGCCATTAACTTGGTTATTTTAACGAAAGGTTATTTATTATGTATGAAAGCAAAGCAATTTCCGCACTAGCTTACGCTATCGCTCTTTCTATTCCTGATTTAGAAACAGGAACGAAAAACAAAAAAACTCCTGTAGGTAAGGAAGAGCGTTCGCAATTTATTTCAACAGCTTCGGCACCGCCTACGGTTCAGCCTAAGCCGGTGGTCTCTTGCGGTTGTAGTGTAAACTGCAAGTGTGGTTGTTTGGGTGGAATCAACCCTTGCAATTGTCCTAGGGTAGAAAAATCATTGCCGAAAAATAATTGGAATTGGGACGAAACAACTAAAACATGGTGGAGGTATGCAGATAATGTAAACGAAAATAATTTTATTTCTGGTAGTCCGATTCCTTATGTAGGCAGTTCGGTTCCTTATGTCGGTAGTTCGGCTCCTTATGTCGGTAGTTCAGTTCCTTATGTCGGTAGTTCCAATTGTGGCTCTTGAAGGTAATTTTTTTTAATTGGTCAATTAAAAAAAATTATTTTGTTTTTTAATTTGTATAATTATATTGGTTTTTAATTAATTGGAGAAATAAAATGAATGCAGTTAATGTGGTAGGTGATGGTGATTTAGGGTTAATTATTCGATCCGTTAAACACTTGATTGGCGATTTAACTAGTGGTAATTATTCTCATGCGGTAAATGATTTTGTGACAATTTTGCAAGAAATGCAAAAAGCTCTTCAGCCGGTAGTAGTTGGTTCTTCTGCGGAATCTGCGGAAAAAATTACTGAAATTGTAAACGAATTGAATTTATTTGTTATCAATGCTTCATCGGTTCAATCGTCAGAGCCAGTAACGGGAAAAGTCGATTGGAAACGTCTATTAGAAATTCTTACTAAATTGCTACCGTTCTTAATTGGATAATTAAAAACAAAAAACCCTTGATCGAAAAAACGATCAAGGGTTTTTTAATTACTTAAAAAGTTACGGTAAAACGTTCTTAAACTTTTTATAATTTTTGACGTAGTATTCTAAATCTTTTCGTTGTTGAAATCGTTTTTTCCTTTCTTCTGAATTTTCATATTTTTTCTCTATAATTTTCTGGCATGTTTTAATATATAAATCTCGATGAGAATCTTCTAAATCTAGCCGATACCATAAAGCTACCAATCGACGTTCATCACCCAGAGGCATATCATATGCTTCCCACATTGCTTCCCAATAACAATCAATCATATCCTTTTTTTGTTTCACATAATCAGGATCGGAAAAAACTTCTCGGGTAGACACGTACAGAGTGGGAGACATGTTGCGCCAATCCGTTCGGACAATTTCAAATTTATCCATTCTGGATAAATACTCTAATGCCGTTTCTTGATCAAAATAATGCAAAAACATTAATACTTCAAACTTTTCTTGCTTTGCTGCATCTATTTCGTAGTTTTTTCGCAACAATTCTGGGCCACCTGCAACATCTTCTTCCGTAGTAAGACGAAGAGGCGGAACGTCAATTGCAAAGCATGACGAGACACACAGAAAAAAAAACAAAAAATAAATCTTCATATTTTATTCCTTAATTCAAAAATTAAATTATTTTAATCGTTGGGATTATTTTCATTTTTGTTTTCTTCAGATTCTTTTTCTAAAATAAATCTTTCAAATTGAGCGACAATCCATACATTAGCTTTTCCCAGTTTGTTCCTATGGCAATAATTACGAAGCTTAACGACTAGATCGGCCGGAAATCGAACTTGCTTAAAACATCGGTTTTCCTCATTTCCTTGAGCTTCTGTAACGTCGTTTTCTTCCGGTTGCAATTTGCTTACCTGTTCTTTTGTCATCGTCATCGGCTTTTTCCTTTTTTCCTTTTTTCTTTTTTTTACCTTGACAATGCGTCAGGGTAACGATATTATAGCGTTGTAATGAAAAAAAGAAAAGCGAAAAAATAAAAAAAAGAAAGGAAAAAATGACGAACTATCAAGATGACGGTAGGAAATTACTTTTGCAAAAATTAGGAAATATAATGAGGAATAACGAATTTAGTTACGAAGAGATATTATCGGCTCTTCATGCAGCTAATCAACGAAGATGCTCGCCTATGCTGGACGAGGTAGACGTTAGATTCATAGCGTATAATTGTACTAATAAAAAAGTAGTGGTAATTGAAGAAGGAAAAAAAGATGGTAACAGTGAGGCAGAAAAATTAAAAAAATTGCAAGAGCTATTGAATAAAACAAATGAGTTTTTGAAAAAAATTGCCGATGATTACATAGGAAAACGACCGTTTGTAAATTCTTTAGAATTGAAAACTAAAGAGTTTTTAAGGGAAAACTTTAATCAATAAGATAATATCAAGGAAGGTGATTAATGTTAGTATTGACTAGATACGATATACCTGGAAAACGAAACGTAAAAATAGTGATAGGTGATATAGAAATATGGATCTATCCATATGCTATGGAAAATGGACGTATGAAAATGTCCATAGATGCGCCCAAGAGTGTAAGGATATTGCGTGAAGAGTTATTAAATAAAGAACCAAACAATAACAAGGATGAACAAAATGAATATTAAAGAAATTGTAACAAAAGGTAAAAAAAATTCTCCTCCTAGAATAATGATTTATGGACATCCTGGAATAGGAAAAAGTACGTTTTGCTCTGGTGCTCCTAATCCTGTTTTTGTCCAAACGGAAGACGGATTAGATCAAATAGAATCCGCTAAATTTCCACTAGCGAAAAATTATTTAGAAGTAATAAAGTATCTTGATTGTTTGATTGATGAATCTCATGAGTTTCAAACTATAGTTATTGATTCGTTAGATTGGTTAGAAAGATTAATCCATCGGGATTTATGCAATACTTTTTCGACAGATAGTATCGAAAAAATTATGGGAGGATACGGAAAAGGTTATGTCGCAGCCTTGAAGAGTTGGGATGAAATAATAAAAAAACTTGAGTGGTTAAGAGATGAAAAAAATATGGCAGTTATATTGACATGCCATGCAAAAATAGAAAAATATGAAGATCCTGAAGGCAGCTACGATAGAAATACTATCAAACTACATAGAACTATTTCTGGGCCACTAATTGAGTGGTGTGATGCAATATTATTTGCCACAAAAAAAATCAGGAGGGAAAAAGAGCAACAGGGATTCGGAAAAGAAAGAAATATAGCAAAATCGTCCAAAAACGATGATCGAGTTATAATTTGTTATACTCAATTACAAACCATAGCTAAAAACCGATACGGGATTAGTGAAGAAATACCACTATCTTGGGAAGATTTTTTTCAATCTATTAATCAAAACTAAAAAACCAAACACAAAAAGGATGTAATAAATGCCATCGTTTAGCGATTTTCATATGAAAAAATTTAACGCAAATGATGAAAATCAAATGCGAACATATGAACCATTACCGGCCGGGGATTATTTAGCTTGTATCATTTCATCGGAAATGAAACAGACTAGAGCAGGTAATGGAAATTATTTGGAATTGTGTTTTTCTGTTTTAGAAGGACAATTTGAAGGCAGAAAATTATTTGTCAGACTCAATTTAGATAATCCATCCGATGCAGCTAGGGGAATAGCTAGAGCCGAACTTGCTGCAATTTGCAAAGCTTGTGGAATTGTTTCTCCAGAATGTAGTGAAGATTTACACGAAATTGCTATGATAATTTCTGTTAGAGTAAAAAAACGTTTAGACAATGGAGAATTAAACAATCAAATAACAAACTATAAGCCAAAACAACAACAGGCAAAACAAACGCAACAAACACCACCAAACAAGGTAAATAATGGCAATAACAACAAAACAAGCAAACCGAATTGGGCGCGAAGAGATAATATTGATTTCTAACAGTTAAATTGTAATTAGATCAAAACGGATACCATTGTTTACATGGTATCCGTTTTGTTAAACAACAAAGGTTTTTTAATATGTCAGACGAAAAAGAATTTACAATTGTTTTGCCGTACCCTTGTACGTCTAACACAATGTATAGGGTTTATAATTATAAACGTCCTACAATAGGACAAAAATATAAAAGTTTTATAGCCGGTTGCAAAAATGTTTTGGAGCAGTTTTTAGAAAAACAATTAATAAATACAATAGATTACAGGTTAGAAATTCACATTGTTTTGTACCCTCCGGATAAAAGACTGAGGGATATAGATAATAACGTAAAACCTATTTTAGATGTTCTTCAAAAATTTAGAATAATTAAAAACGATAATCTAGTTGATAAATTAGTTATAACGAGGAAAAAACCTATTTTTGATGGATATGCTGAAGTCAAACTAATTGAATATAAGGAATAATAAATGAATAAAAATACAAAAGCCTACAGAAAATGTTTGAAATGCGATATTTTTTTTGTATCTTCATCGGCAGCTAATAGAATTTGTAATTCATGCAGCAGGAAAAATAGCAAAATTTTTAACGGAAAGATAACAAATAGGAAGCCAGTAAATACAAAAAATACACAGGATTGATATTTATGGAACTTAGGAAATATCAGGCAGATTGCGTTGATTCTGTTTACAAACATTTTGAAACAAAAAAAACTAACCCTTGTGTTGTTATACCAACAGGAGGAGGCAAAACTCCGATAATTGCTAAGATATGTAGTGATTTTATTAGTTGGGGAATGCGAGTAGTTATACTTGCACACAATAAGGAATTGCTTGTCCAATCCGCAGAAAAATTAAAACATTTTATAGGCAATGATTATGATTCAAAATATTCCTTTTATTGTGCTGGACTAAATGAAAAAATAGCAACAAAGCCAATTACAATTGCAAGTATTCAAAGCATATTTAGGAATGCTCTTGGTTTTGATCCTTTTGATTTAATCATTGTCGATGAGGCGCATTTAATACCTCCTAATGGCGAGGGAATGTATCAAACCTTTATCAATGAATGTCGTATTGTAAATCCGCACATTAAAATACTTGGATTGACTGCCACACCGTACAGGTTAAAAAGTGGAAACATATGTGGTCCAGAAAATATACTTAACGAAATATGTTACGAAATATCGGTTAAACAGTTAATAAATGATGGTTATTTATCTAAAATAATTAACAAAATAAGCGAAGATTCAAAATTAGATTTAGAATCTATAAAAATTAAAGGAGGTGAATTTGATCAACAAGAGTTATCTGAAACGATGGAAAATAAAAATTTAATAGAAATTACTAGCAGAGAATTAATAAGAAGAACAATAGACAGAAAATCTGTATTAATTTTTTGTTGTTCTGTTATACATGCCGAAGCAACAAAAAATAAAATGCAAGAATTAACTGAATCAAAATGCGAGTTTATTTGTGGAGATACGCCATCAGACGAGCGGGATGAAATTCTAAAAAAATTCAAAAATGAAGAAATAAAATATCTTACTAATGTAAATGTATTAACTACGGGATTTGATGCTACCTGCATTGATTGCGTTGTATTGCTTCGTCCGACTATGTCTGCTGGTTTGTATTATCAAATGGTAGGGAGAGGATTTAGATTGCATCCGGGAAAAGAAAATTGCCTAGTATTAGATTTTTCTGGAAATATAATTAGGCATGGTCCAATAGATCAAATAGATATTAATAATAAAAAAGGTAAAAATAAAAATAAAATAGATACAAAACTGCAAAAAAAATGCAGAACATGCGAGGCTATTATAGGCATCAGGGAAAGAATTTGTCCTGTATGTAATGCTGAACAGCCAATTGAAATTAAAAATAATTTGCAACCGGATGAAAAATCTGATATAATAAGCGATTCAGAGAATAATGAAATTGAAGTAAAAAATTATCATGTAATATCTGTATCATATTCTATTTATCAAAAAACATTGCCTAACGGTGACATATCTGAAAGCATGAAAGTTACTTATTGCATTGGCCTTTATAAATATTTTTCAGAATGGATATGTTTTAACCATTCGGGATATGCTCGAAAAAAAGCGGAAACGTGGTGGATTAATCGCTCTAACGTTCGTCCTGTTCCGGATTCTGTAAGGGTAGCGGTTGATTATGCTCTCAGTGGAGCAATCGCCAGAACAATTGCAATAACAACTACTAGAAAACATGGACAAAAATATCCAGAAATAACAGGATACCAATTTGAAGAAAATTTTGAATCAGACAAAACAAATTTTACAGAACCGGAAAAAATAGAAAATCCACAAAAACAAAATAATTATCCAAAACGTTTAACATGCGACGAAATGGATATACCTTGGTAAGTAAATAATTCAATTTATAAGGAATTTATATTGTGAATAATCAAGATGAAAAAAATAAGTTACAATCTGCTTTAACATTGGCTAGACTAGGTTATAAAGTTTTTCCATGTATACCAGGTGGAAAAATTCCAGCCGTTTCAACCGGATTGCATTCCGCTACAACGGACGAAAAAATTATATGCAATTGGTGGAGAATAAATCCTGAATATAATGTCGCTATAAACTGCGATGGTTTAATTGTAATAGATTCAGATAATCCACAATGGCCGGAAAATGACAATCACAGAAAAGATATTTTTGAAAACTCTGGAGCGATAACTTGTACGCCTAGAGTTGGTTTTCATTTTTTTTATAGGTCTGTTTATGGTTCTACTTGGAAAAATTCAACCAGTTTTATTGCAAAAAATGTAGACGTAAAAACTTATGGAGGTTATGTTGTATGTCCTAATTCAGATAATTACTATTGGAAAAAACAATTATCCTGCAAAATTAATGAACTCCCTGAACCTTCAGAGTGGTTAAAAAATTTACTTACTTACGGAGAACCTGAAAAAAATGAAAATAAATCAATTAATTTAGATAATCCATTATCTAAATCAATTTATAATCAATCTGATATTATTATTGAAGGATCAAGAAATTCAACCCTTACTAGTTTGGCTGGTTCATTAAGAAGAATAGGGTTAAGTTATGAAGCAATTTTGGCAGCTTTAATACAAACAAATTATAAAAGATGCAAACCATGTTTGGAAGAATTAGAAATAAAAAACATTGCAAACAGTGTTTGCAGATATGAAATTAATTCAATTGCTCAATCGTATGCGGAAAACTCTTATGAAAATAAATATTTAATAGATGACAATAAAGATGATGAAAAAATAGAATTTATTGACAATTTACAATTGAAACAAGACGAATTGTTTCCTAAAGAATTACTAAACCCTGGAGGGTTTATATCTGAAGTTATAAACTATTCCTTAAAAACTGCACCGTATCCAGAGCCTATTCTATCGTTTTCGGCAGCGGTTTGTTTAATGTCTGTTCTATGCGCAAGAAAAATACGGGACCAGCAAAACAATAGAAGTAATTTATATTTATTTGCATTAGCTAATAGCGGAACCGGAAAGGATCATAGTAGAAAAATAAACACCGAGATATTATTTAGATCGGGTTTTTCTAATTCTCTTGGAAGTAATATAGCATCTGGTGAAGGATTAGAGGATAAATTGGGGTTATGTCCATCGGTTTTATTTCAAATTGATGAAATAGATGGATTGTTTCAGAAGTTATCAACGCAAAAAGAGTCTAGGCATGAAAGCATTGTTTCCATGCTTTTAACTCTTTATAGTTCAGCTGCATCAACACATATCGGACGCTCTAAGGCTGGAAAAGAGCCAACGGTTATTAATCAGCCTAGTTTAACCATATACGGAACCGCGGTTCCTTCTTTGTTTTATTCCTCAGTATCCGAACGGTTGGCGTCTAATGGATTGCTAGCCAGAACCATTGTTATAGAAGCTGGAACAAGAGCTAAAGGACAGGAAACGGCTATTGATGATATTCCTGAAGAAATTATAAATAAAGCAAAAAAATGGTTTGAGTATAAACCGAATTTAGGTAACCTATCCGATATTAATCCGGTTCCGGTAGTGTTCAGAGCGGATGAAAGCGCGTTAAAATTGTTTCACGACTACAGGGAAGAAATAGACGAGCATCATTATAAAAAAGCTGAACAGGAAAAAAATCATATTTGCATGAGTGTTTGGGCCAGAGCGTTAGAAAAAGCAAAAAAATTATCTTTGATCCATGCAGCTAGCAATTGGAATTTTGAAGATTTACCTTTAATAAATGAATTATCCGCACAATGGGGAATATCGTTTTCAAGATGGACAACTAAACGAACTATTCTTATGATAGAGAGACACTCTTATATTTCAGACTTTGATAATAAGAGAAAAAAACTATTAGCCTACTTAATAGATGAACTAAAAAAAGGAATTGAAATTGTACCCATGTACAAGATATACAGGGCTTTTCCTTGGAGTAAAAAAGAACACGAAGATATACGACAGGTACTAGTTGAGCAAAAGGTAATAGAAATTATTACGCCAATAACTAAAAAAGCCGGTAGAAAAGGAACATATTACAAAGTTATACAGAATGGGGACATTAAATAATTTTATGGAATTATACGAATTACACGAATGGAATAACTCATTGATTTTCTTCGTATTTCCTAGGGTTTTTCAATTATACGAATTATACGATAATACGATAGGGTCTCGCGAAAATGCAGCAAACGTATTTTCGCGCGCCCTATCGTATTATCGTATAATTCGTATAATATATATATAATTATATATATTAATATATATATGTATACCTAAACTTTATTTTGATTGAATTTTGAACACATAACAAAAGTATATTTATCGGTATAACAATGTATAATTCAACGAAAAACATTAATATATTTTTATTTATTAGAAATCACATTGAAGCATTAGCTAAAAGGTATTGCGAAATGTCTTTTCAGGATGATGACAAAACGAAGCAAATTTATTTTGCGAATACAGCTGCACGTTTGCAACGTGCTTCTGAACAGATAGCTACTTGTCTTGCAAATCTATCAGAGATAAAACATACTGAAGAAAAAGAGTTTTTTTCTCCCTATGAAGATATATCGTTTTAAGGGTTTCTATGAGCGGAAAAATTGCTTTACCTGATAAACTTGAAGAAGTTACTGGCAAGTTTTTAGGTTAAATAAAAATTGTAAAAAATTGCAATTAATAAGGAAAAATAATTATGGAATCATCATTAGAAAAATTATTTAATTCGTTAGATGAAAATTTTTCTAAAAATTTTTCTATTTGCGGACATAGAGAATATCTAAAAATAAAAACTAATTTTACTTATCCTGATGGAGAATATATTTATGTTTTTTTTCAAAAAAATAAAATAAAAGAATATGAACATATTTATTTGAGTGATTTAGGAGAAACATTAAGATGGTTAGAAAACAATTGTTTTTTTTCTAAATTAACAGAAGAACAAACACATGATATTGAAAATACTTGTTTTGAAAATAATATTGAATTTTATCGTGGAATGTTAAGAATTGAAATTGAAATTGATGATTATAATTATTTGAAATATTATTTATTAAATCTTTTAAATATAATAATGTTAGCGATAACAAATGTAATACATTTTACAAATTTCAAATAAAATATAAGGTAAAACATATGAAATTATTAAGTGACAGGGAAATCAAACAATTAATAAATAAAGCAAAAGAATTAAATAATAAATCTGAAAGGTTATTAAATATAGAACCGTTTTTACCTTACTTAGAAGAAAACAACGTTATTTCTTATGGCTTGTCTTCTTTTGGTTATGATATACGATTAGCAAAAGAATTAAAAAAAATAACTTCGTTAGATAAAAGAATTATTGATCCAAAAGAAAAAAATGATTCGGAATTTTATAATATAGTTTTGAACGAGCATGAATATTATTTTGATCTAAAACCACATGGATTTATTTTAGGATGTAGTGTCGAAACAATAACCATTCCAAGTAATATAATGGGTTTATGCGTAGGAAAATCAACCTATGCAAGGTGTGGCGTTATTGTAAACACTACTCCGCTCGAACCAGGATGGAGCGGACAGCTAACAATAGAGATTAGCAATACGTCTGATAAATTTGTACGTTTATATTTCAATGAGGGAATAGCACAGCTTTTATTCTTTCAAATGGATAACAACCCAGAAAAAACGTATTTAGATAGGAATGGAAAATATATGAATCAAATTGGAGTAGTTTTGCCGAGAATTAAAAACAATGAACAAAAATAAATTAATACGAAATTATTGACGCAATACGACGCAATACGACGCAATACTAATATATTCTAAATTGATATAAAATCAATAACAACAAATAGTTATATCATAATAAAATTGCGTCGAATTAAAAAAACTATTTTTTAATGATTCAAAACAATGAACAAAAATAAATTAAATGATCAACAACAGAAATTAATAATAAATAATATAAAAGTATGTAAATATTTTTTTAATAAAATTCATGCAAAAAGCAAGGGAAGAATGTTTATAAACAAACAGGATGAAGAAGAAATAGTTCATGATTCTTTAGTCGGTGCGGCTCTAAAATTTGATCCAAGTAGAAAATATAAATTTCACACATTTTTATATTATTATGTAAAATATTATTATTGCGAATCTGTTAGAAAAAATAGAACCGGTGGGATTACATATACTCCAGAAAAAAAAAGAGATATTTTTTATAATCATTCTTTCGATAAAGAATTAAATAATGATCGTACAAGTGATATTTTTTTTATTAAAGATGTTTTAAGTATTGATAATAAACTTAGAAAATCTCCAGAAGAAAAATATAGTAATGAAGACAGAAATGTTTTTTGGAAAAAAATAGAAAACATGCTAACGCCAGAACAATGGTTATTTGTAAAAAATAAATTTTTATTAGGTATGACAAATGTTCAAATAGTTAAAGATATGGGACAAAATAAAAACTATACTACTTCAGTTAATATAATTAGGCACGCTATGACAAAACTGCGAATAATAGCAAAAGCTAGAAAAGCAAATAATATAAAAGAATTTGAAGATTTATTGTTAGGTTAAAAATGAGAAAAAAAGAATTGCCGAGATTAAATGATAAACAAAAAAAATTGATTGAGCAAAATGAACATTTAGCATATTTTTTAATGAAAAAAAAATTGATAAAAAGGAATGAAATTTATCCAGAAGATTGGAAAGAAATTGCACACGATGCTTTGTATCGTTGTGCTATTCGTTTTGATGAATCTAAAAAGTGTAATTTTGGAACGTTATTGTCCTGGTGTTTGAAAACGGAAATATATAAAAAAAGAAGGTATAATATAAAAAATGGCGTTACAAGAGCGCCAATAAAATTAAAAAAAACTGTTGTAACTAATTTTACAGATTATAGTCAAAATTTGTCAAAAAAATATTTAGGCCAAAAAACAGAAAAAAACCAATATAATGAAACAGAAAAAAAAGATGTAAAAGATTTTTGGAATAAAATTAAAACATTAATAACGGAAAAAGAATTTAATATAATTTATAGCAGATACGTTAAAAAAATGTCAATGATTGATATAGCTAAAAAATTCAAATATAGTTCGGAGTTTGGGGTTAAAAATGCTTTGTCTTCCTGTATGAAAAAATTAAGAAATCATAAAAACGAAATAAAAGAAATTGCATTTCTAAAAATATGGTGATATAAAAAATAGAAGGAGTTTAACTATGCCGAGAAAAGAAGGATCAACAAATGTAAAACACCAAAAAAGAATTTCCGAATTAGTAGAATTAGTATTAAATGGCGCTTCCTCTAGGGACGTTAAAATATATATTAGCCAAAAACAAGACGAACAGGGTACATCTTGGACGCCGGAAGAAGGATGCAATAAATTATCTTTTTCACATATAAAACTATTAATAAATAAAGCACATAAAGAAATAATAAGTAGCGAGATAACAAACAGAAGAAAAAACATTTCAATCAGTTTGGCTAGGCGAGAAAGGCTATTTTCCGAAAGTGTAAAAATTGGAGACATAAGAACAGCTCTTGCAATTTTGCGTGATATTTCTTTATTGCGTGGAGAATACCCAGATAAATATAACAGTACAAATAATGTCCAAGTAATTAATAACAATCAACAATATGAAACAATTGAACAGAAAACCGGACTTGATCCCGAAGCAATCAGAGAGCTACTTAATTACTTCGGGATTCAATACCAACCAATTAACACAATTGTTGAGAAATTACCGGAAGTATGTGATAGAAAACAATTGGATACCTAAAACACCAACTAAAAAACAATCGTTGTTTCTGTCTATTCCAGCTAGAGAAATTCTGTACGGTGGCGCGGCTGGAGGTGGAAAAACTGAAGCGCTTTTAGCATCAGCTGCACAGTTTTTAGATGTACCTAATTATTCAGCTTTGATACTTAGATCGTCGTTTCCCGATCTAAATCAACCGGATGGATTGATTCCTAGATCGCAAAGCTGGTGGGGAAATACTTCTGCGGAATGGTCCGCGCAATCAAGACGATGGAAATTTCCATGTACAAATAAAAAGGGATTTAGTACCATAACTTTTGGATATTTATCAAACGATAACGACGTATATCAATATCAAGGTGCCAGGTATCAATTTATTGGCATTGATGAATTAACACAACATACAGAGCAAAGATATACGTATTTATTTTCTAGGTTGCGAAAACCGTCAACCGGGGAATTGTCCACAGTTTCGTTGCGAATGCGAGCTACTACTAACCCAGGAGGGAAAGGACATGAATGGGTTAAAAAAAGATTTATTCCAGCCGATTATTTTAGCAAAAAAACAGACGAGCAATTTTCTAAAATATGGAAATCATCACAAGAAAATGACAGGGTTTTTATACCCGCAAGGTTAGAAGACAATCCACATTTAGACTCAAAAAGTTACGAACAATCTTTGCAAGAGTTATTGCCGATAGAAAGAGATAGGCTAAGATACGGAGATTGGTCCGCACATTCAGAAGGACATATAAAACGAGAATGGTTACAACATTATACCGATTTAGGTGATGCTTATTATTTACCTTATACAAAAGAAATAGCAAAACATTATCAATGTGAAATTATTATATGTGTTGATCCGGCCGGTGGAATTTCTGAAAATTCAGATTATACGGCTATAATTGTTGCGGGATTAACACCAAAAGGATCAATACTTATTTTAGAAGTAGTAAGAGAAAAAATAGCGGTTGAAAATGTAGTGCCGAGAATAGCCGAAGTATGCAAAAGATGGAAACCCTCTTATATTGGAATTGAATCGGAATTTTCTCAAAGCGCCTACGCGAGGCAAGCTAAAAATTTTTCAGGTATACCTACGGTAAAAATGTTATCAACGGAAGGAAAATCAAAATTAGTTCGAGCAACCCCAATGATTGTTAGAATGTCTCAACGCGAAATATTTTTGCCATTGTCCGCAACATGGTTAGATGATTATATTTATGAATTATGTAGTTTTACCGGAATTGACGATACACATGACGATCAAGTAGATGCGACAGCTTATATTGTTTTATGTTTTGATAAATATAAAACAAAATACAATGATAGTCCTGTAACTTTTGGACGTAGGGGAGAATAAAAAAATGAATCAATACACAGTTAAAAAAGAACCAGAAAAAGACTATTATATAGTTATAGATGAAAATGGTGTTGTCAAACGAGCGACAGAATGTGAAGTATGGTTCCATCTAAAAATTAATTTATTGGAAAAAGAATTAAACGAATTAAAACAACAATTGAGAAAGGCTAAATAATATGGGCGTTTATTTAGAAAATTGTTCTAAACTTGGATCGTGTGCGGCCGAAACGGCTAACGTTCATACTCCTGGAACTAATACAAATGCGGTAGTAACCTATTCAGCCGTTTCATCACAATCGCATTGCATTAGTGGAATTGCTTTTTCGTATAGTGGCGGAACTCCAACAAATGCGAATTTGAAAATAGAAGATGGATCGGGGAATACAGTTTTTTCTGTAGACGTTACGGCTAGTGGTGTGGGTTTTATTCCGTTTCTACCGCCATTGAGAGGATCGGTAAATACCGCGCTGATTATTACATTGAGCGCAGGAGGCGCTGGAATATCTGGAAAACTTTCTGTATTGAACCATTGGAGGGAATAAAATGCATTCCGACACTGGCTTGTCTGGACTATCTGGAATTGTAAAAAGTGGAGCGAACGGAGGAGGATCGGGAAATAATTGTGATTGTGTCCATTGTGTTAATTCTGTAGCATCCAACCAATGGACAGTTAATTTATCGGGATTTACTCAAGATTTTGAAAATTTTAACGGCAATTTTACTTTAACTTATACCTATAACGGAACCCCAGGATCAGGAGGAAACGGTTGTAGTTGGAATTATTCTAATGATCCAAATACTCCTACTATATTTATTCAATTTATTATGTTTTATAATTCATGCAATTTAATTATTCAAAATAATGAAACAGTAAAAATTGTATTATATGTGTCCGATTCATTTAATAATAACACTCCGAATTGTTTTACTTCAAAAATTGTAAATAGATTTTTCGCTAGTGGCACCGGAAATAGTCCAACTACATTAACGGTAGTTCCTGTCCTATAATAGACGAATTTATACTATACATTCATACCGTCTATTCCCAGAAATGGGAATAGATTTTTTTTCTTTTTTTCTTTTTTTCCAATTGACAACCGAACGATCTAGGTATATATTAATGATGTAAGGTAAAACCAACGAACCAACTAACAGGGAAAGGAAAAGACGATGGACAAGAGCAAGATGACAGATTTTCAAAGAAGACTCTACAACAACATTCACTCATTTATGATTTATGCTACGGTTAAAGAAATGGAAAACGCTCTCGATACTTATGATGATCATTTTTCCAGATCAGTAATTCAGCACATGATTGATACCTGCAAAAAACATCAGGTAGATTCATATGGAAGAGTTCCATGTGGAATTAAAAAATAAAAGATAGGTAGAATCCTATTCTCAAAAATGAGAATAGGATTTTTTTTTCTTTTTTTCTTTTTTTCCAATTGACAATCAAGAGATTTAGGTATATATTAATAGTGTAAGGTAAAACCAACTAACAGGGAAAGGAAAAAGCAATGGACATCAGCAACATGACAAATGAAGAATTTGATATTTTTGTTGATACCTGTTTTTATTTTCAATTTGGATCACCTCAAAGCATGAGAGAATATCTCGAAAAAAATCAAGTTAGTGATTTTGTAAGATCAGTTATTAATTATTTAATTGATAGTTATCGTTTTAGAGTAAAAGACATGATGGATGAATATAATAAAAAATAATGGAAAAAAAATCGCCCTGTTTTTCTTTTTTTTCCAATTGACAACCGAACGATCTAGGTATATATTAATGATGTAAGGTAAAACCAACGAACCAACTAACAGGGAAAGGGTAAACGATGATTAGCAAGGAATTCGTACTAGCTGGAAAAGCAATCTTCACAGTAAACAACGACAAAGGACAGCACTACACCTACAAAGTAGATCGCAAGGAAAATCGAAACGGACAAGGTTATATTTATTTTGTGTCGTTTTTAAGAGGATCGGACAACGAAAATGATTATTCGTATCTGGGATTGTTGAAGGATCAAACCGGAGAGATAGTCTTAACGCGAGCAAGCAAAGTAATATCGGATAATGTAATCTACAGGGTAGCCAGATGGTCGACAAAAATCGTCTGGGAAAGTAAATCTATTCCTGAAGGTTACGGGATTAATCATTGTGGTTGTTGCGGCCGATGTGGCAGAACATTAACAAACCCGAAAAGTATAGAATCCGGTATTGGTCCGGAATGCATTAAGAAAATGAGTGAATAAGTTAATTTAATAAATAAAGTCTATTCTTAAAAATGGGAATAGACTTTTTTTATTTTTTTCTTTTTTTCCAATTGACAAAAAAGAAATCTAGGTATATATTAATAGTGTAAGGTGAAACGGAAACGAACCAACTAACGCGAAAGGGAAAAAACGATGAACACTGCAGAGCCAAAAATCACCCACATTCAGATTAGTGATCGTCTCAATGATACTTTCACTATTATTACCTATGAAAAAATTAAAGAAAAAGTTTATGAGTTTTTAACTATTATTGTTTCTTTTAATGATTCAAAAAATTATTGGTCTATTTTGCTATGGAAAGATAATGATATGACAATATTAGAACATGCGAATTTTAATTGTATTCCAATTGGATCAAAAAGATTAATAACATTAAATTCAAATAATTTTGAAAGTGATTTTGATTCCGAATTTATTGAGGAAATTTCTATAAAAATTTATAATAAATTACAATTAATTGAAAATTAACAATATAAAAACTACTAACAAAGAAAGTAAAAAACAATGAACGATTCAAGATTAAAACAGCGTTATACTAAATTTGATATCGATCAGGCTATTCATGACTATTGCTACAAACATGGAGTCGATTACCATATGGTAAATGTGGAAATATACTCTTCTGAAAACGGAATGGAAATAATCGGTTTTGATTTATTACTAGATTCACAATATGTAGATATAGATGGAGATGAATGT